TTGATGTAACTTATGTATTTGATATGACTTTCAGTACCACAGATACTGGGTGTATATTAGACCAAGGAGGTGTTGTAGACGGAACATATGTAGGTATGTTGACAGGAGGCAATCTTAGGTTGTCTGTTTCTGGTGCAGTATTAGGTGCATCTCAAGAAACATCTACTACAACAACAGATATGTCTACTTATGCTGGTGTGGCTGGTCAGCTTATTGTTACTATTGATTATCAAAACCATATTCAATGCTGGTGGAATGACAGTGCAAATAGTCTTAACCAGATAGTATCTGTAGATTTTAATGGTAACGGCGATTGGGCTGGCACTAACGTAGCAAAAGTAGGTGGTGTAGGAAGTTCTATACAGGGGGCTGGAAACCTTACTTCAGACTTTACAGGTACAATAACTAGGTATCGTGAGTTTGATAATAATTATGTAGATTTAAGTTCTGTAAGTTTAGGCGGTGCGGCTAACGAAACATCAAGCCCTGAACTAGATCAAGTACATATCTTAACACACTTAGGTGCAACAGGTAATACTGAAACATCAAGTCCTGATATAGATCAAGTACATGTTCTACAGCATACAGGTTCGATAAGTAACACTGAGATATCTTCTCCTTCTGTTTCACAAGAGCAAGATTTATCTGCTAATGATATTAGTACTACAAGTATAGTTACTTCTCCTGCATTAAGTGAATCTCACGAACTTACAGCTATTAGTATTGAAACTAATACAGAAGTAACTACATCAGACCTAGATGAAAAACATGTATTGTCAAGAGTTGATGTATCTACAAATTCTGAGACAGCATCAACAGACCTAGATGAAAAACATGTATTTATCTCTGTAGATGTGAAGTCTAACTCAGACTTAACTGCCCCCGTTATAGATCAAAAACACCAGTTTAATGCAGTTAATATTGAAGCAGATTCAGAAACACAGAGTGTAAGTCTAAATGAAAAACATGTACTTATCTCTGTAGATGTTACAAGTACTTCTACTATAACTAACCCAGACGTTGATGAATTAAATATACTAGATGCACAAGACGTAAGATCCCTAACTAATCTAGTTATACCTTTAGTTTCTCAAAAACATATACTAGTTTCAACACAGATAGACACTTCATCTGAAGTAAACACACCAGTAGCGGTTGTTAAAGTAAATCTAAACGCAAATGATCTTGATTCAAACACTACATTATCTCAGCCTGACCTAGATCAGGCACAATCATTAAGTTCTGTAAGTATCAGTACTTCTACATTAGTATCTGAAACGACTATAGAGCAAGTACACATTGTAGATGCAATAGATGATGAGTCAGGCTCAGAAGTAACTACTAGTGATTTAAACCAAAAACATATACTATCTAATAATGAAGTTGATACTAATACTGAAGTAAGTAGTAATAATATTACTCAGTTACATAACTTCTTAAGCGTTAATATTGAGAGTAATTCTAGCATAACTAATCCTGATGTGGATGAGTTAAACATATTAGATGCTGAAGATGTTAGATCTCTTACTACCCTTACAATACCTTATATAAATCAGTTACAGACTTTAAATGCTGTTAGCATAGAAACTACCTCAGAAGTTACAGCACCTAGTGCCGTTGCTAATGTTGTATACTTAGCAGACTTTATTGAGTCTTCGTCAGAGGTTACTAATCCTGATGTTGATGAACTTAATACAATAGATGCTATTGACATTGATGCAAATACTGCTACAATACCTAATCCAGTAGTAGGTCAATTACATAATATATCTGGCGTAGATGCAGAAGTAGACTCTGAGACTACAGCAACTACGATAAATCAGTTACATAATCTTATTTCTACTGATGTTGTTTCAAGTTCTTCTGTTACAGAGCCTGACCTTTCGGAATTAAATGATTTAAATGCTACAGATGTAGAAGCTAATTCAGAATCAAATGTAGTAAGTATAAATCAAAATCAAACTCTTACTGCAAATAATCTTAATTCTTCTACATCTACTACCTCACCTAATATTACTTCTTTGCACAACCTTAGTGTAGAAAATCTAGAAACAAACTTTGAATTAACAGTACCTGAATTAGAACAATTACACTTACTAGGTGCAACAACAAGCCCAGTAACTACATCAGAAGTATCTAATAACGTAGGTATAGTAGAACTAACACCTATAGATCAAGATACTAGATTTACAATAAACATACCTTCAGAAAATAAAGTAGTAACAGTAGCTCTTCAAGATTATAGTAACAATGTATTAGTACTTCATGAGAATAGAAACTTGTTAATACTAGCGGATAGGATTGCAGCATAATGAAATGGCCTTTCAAAGACCCCGACGAAATATTAGATTACTCAGTAGATTGGTCAAGATTTTTAGACACACATTCTATAGAGGCTGTAAACTGGTCAATTAAAAATGCTGATGGTACTAAGACAGCAGTGTCTTCAGGTGAAACAGTAGATGGTCTTACTCTATATCAACAGACTAATACACCTACGGTAGCTACAGCTAGGTTTGGTGCAGGTACATCTAACAAAACATATAAGATAACATGTGCAGTTACATTTAATACTTCGTTAGTATCAGAACGTGTTATCCAGCTACCAATTAAGGAACGATAGTCATGGCGTATAACTACTTAGAATTAGTTAATGATTTAAATCGTAGGGTTAATGAAACTGAACTTAGTTCTAGTAACTTTGCAGCTGCAACAGGTTTCTATAATACAGCTAAAGATGCTATAAACTCTTCTATTAGGTTATTAAATCAAGAGCAGTTTCAATGGCCTTTTAATTACTTAGAACAAGAAGACATATTAACTGCAGGTGATATGAGGTATGATATACCTTACAATGCTAAGACAGTAGACTATAGTACATTTAGAATAAAACGTAACTCTACATTTGATAACGCAACTGTTGCCTTAAAGAAAATGAATTATAAGGACTATCTTTCTAAGCATGTAGATGGTGAGTATAATGAAGACGAGAGTATGCGTAAGATACCGACACATATAATAAGAGCTCCGGGTAATCAGTACATAGTACATCCTTCACCTGACAAAAATTATGAACTTATATACGAAATGTATTCTCTTCCAGTGGATCTTATACTACACTCAGATGTACCTTCTGCACCAGAAGCATATCGTCATATAATAGTTGATGGTGCAATGTACTACGTACAGATATTTAGAAATGACAATCAATCAGCACAACTGTCTCTTCAAAAGTTTACTGAAGGTGTTAAGAATATGAAGTCTATATACATAAACAAATTTGATTATCTATACGATACGAGGGTGCATTTTTAATGGCTACAGGTTGGCAAGCATTTCCTCTTGAGTTAAATGGAGGTCTAATAAGTAACATGTCAAGGTTACAGCAGGGCCTTAAGGCTTCGGGTTCTGCTAGAAGATTGATAAACTTTGAGCCTTCTGTTAAGGGTGGGTATAGGCGTATTAATGGTTTTACTAAATACACTAGTAGTTACATACCAACATACGGCTCTCCTGTAGTACAAGGAAGTTCTCAGTCAGGTACATCTCTTGTTATAGCTAATATTTTTGTAAGTATTACAAGCGGTTCTACTTTTCAGATAGCAGGGGTATCGGGTACATATACTGTAGCAAGTAGTTCTTTTAGTTCTATTAATAAAGAAACTACATTAACTATTACACCAACTTTAGCTAGTTCACCAGCAGATAAAGCAACAATTACATTTAGTAATAAAACAAGTAAAACAGAGGGCTTACACTTCTTCGTAGATACAGCTAACAATGTTAGTACTACCTTAGTTTATAGAGATGGTAATTTATATTCTTCTACAGGTTCTACATTTACTAATCAGACTGTGCCTAACTACGGTTCTACTAATGTAAAAACTTCAGGTCAATCGGGTACTAATTTAATAGTACAAGGATTTACATCCGATACAGATGTTGCTAGAGTAGGTGATACGTTTACTATAGCAGGTGTTGAAAAAGTTTATACAGTTTTATCAGCACCTCCTATTAGCTCTGGTCATGGAACTATTAGTATATACCCTGCTTTAGCTTCTAGTCCAGCCGATACAGCAACAGTAACATTTACTAGTCGATCTATGGCAGGTGGTACTAAAGCTAGATTTATAAATTTTAACTACGATGGTACAGAACGTACCGTAATGGTTGATAGTACTAATTATCCTATTACTTGGGGAACTAATGAAGGGCTTAAAGTATTAGATAGCTCTTCAAGTATATTAGGTTCTGAAGTAGTAGCATCCTTTAAAGACCATCTATTTTTTGGTAAAGGTTCTAACTTAGTATTCTCTGCACCTTTTCTACAAAATGATTTTACTCCTGCTAATGGCGCAGGTTCTATTAGATTACCTTCACGTATCACAGGTCTAATAACATTCCGTGATAAACTAATTATATTTACTAACTCAAGCATACATCAGCTTACAGGTACTGCTTCTTCATCATTTCAATTAGCAGAAATATCAGAAGACTTAGGTTGTTCAGAACCTGATACTATCCAAGAAGTTGGTGGTGATATTATGTTTTTGGCTCGTGATGGTTTAAGGTTTCTAGGTGCTACTGCTCGTATTGGTGACTTTAACTTATCTGTAGCCTCTCGTAATATACAAGACAACATAACAGAGTTTACATCTTCTTATGCAGATGTAGTATCTTTAACAATTAGAAGTAAATCTCAATATCGTATTATGGGGTTTGCATCAGGCCAAATAGATTCTGTAGCTGAAGGCTATATAGGCACACAGTTCGCTGATCAAGATGCATCTAGTTTTTCATGGTCGCAAACTAAAGGTATTAAAGCCTACCGTACAACATCTGCTACCTCAGGTAGTTCTGAAGTTATCTTATTTGTAGGGGAGACTGGTTATATTTACAGACTAGATACAGGTAATACATTTGATGGTTCTGTAATATCGGCAAGTTTTTTTACTCCATTCATGTCTATTAATGACCCTAAAGTAAGAAAGACTTTATTTAAAGCTACTACATACTATGACCCAGAAGGTAACGTAGATGGTAATTTAACTTTTAAGTATGACTTTCAAAGACCTAATGTAATACAGCCTTTATCAGGAGGTGGTGAGGTTGCTATATTTGGTAGTGCAATATTTGGAGATGTTAGCTACGGAGGTGATCCAGAAACAGTTATTGAAACTAATACAACAGGTTCATTTTTTACAGTTTCATTACAATATGAGTTTACAACAGTAAACAATCCACCTTTTATAGTAGACACTGTTTTACTTGAATACTCTAACAACGATAGGAAATAGAAATGGGTACAGGTTATACACGTAACGACTCAACAAACAATATAGCAAACGGTAACGTAATTAATGCTTCTGATTTAGATGGTGAGTTTGACGCAATACAAACAGCTTTTAGCACCTCTGGTCACACACATGATGGTACTGCCGCAGAAGGCGGTGTTATTACTGTAGTAGGGCCAGCCCAAGAGTTTCTAGGTGATGGTACAGCTTGGTATCCTAAAACTGATGCTACTTATGACTTAGGTAAATCAACAGCCTCTTTTGATGTAGCATTTGTAGAATCAATTAACTTGGCTGGTACAGTCATAACTTCTTCTGCAACTGAAATAAATAAATTAGATGGTGTAACCGCATCGACTACAGAGATAAATAAATTAGATGGTGTAACCGCATCGACTACAGAGATAAACTATATAGATGGTGTTACATCTAATATACAGACACAACTGGGTACTAAGTTACCTTTAGCTGGTGGTGCAATTACAGGCAACGTAACTTGGGGTGACAACAACAAAGCCATCTTTGGTGCTGGCAGTGACTTGCAGATTTACCACGATGGTAACAATAGATTAGTAACATCTGGTGATCTATTAGTTAACATCACTGATGGTGATGAATTTCAGATTTTGGGTAGCCAAACTGCTGTACTAAGAGCCACAGCGACAGGCAATGTACGACTGTTTCACAACGGCGCAGAAAAACTAACTACAACAACAACAGGCATTAACGTTACAGGCAATGTAGTAGTATCTGGCACAGTAGATGGACGTGAATTATCTAATGATGGTGGTAAGCTAGATACTATAGAGACAAATGCTAAAGACGACCAAACAATTACTGCTGGTTCTGGATTATCAGGCGGCGGTACTGGTAATGTAACACTAAGTCATAGTGATACATCATCTCAGGGTTCATCAAATAACTCTGGCAGAACATACATTCAAGACATTACACTTGATACTTATGGACACGTCACAGGTTTAGCTACAGCGACAGAAACAGTAACCAATACTGATACTAACACTAATCAGCTTACTACTTTTGTAATGGAAGATGGTGATGGTACAGAAGTTACTATTTCTCATGGTAAGGAAATGAAGTTTGTTGAAGGCCAAGATATAGATGTAAATTGGACTAATACACTTAATGGAACAGATGGTGATCCTTATGACTTAACAATTTCACATACAGATACCTCTACACTTAGTGGTACATATGGTAGTACATCTAATGCCACAAAGATTGATCAAATAACAGTAGATGGTCGAGGTCACGTTACTGCAATTACAACTGGTGCATGTGGAGATATTCAAGGTGTTACTGCTGGTTCTGGTTTAGCTGGTGGCGGTACTTCTGGTACAGTTACACTATCGCATTCGGATACATCTTCCCAAGCATCTGTTAATAATTCGGGTCGTACATATATTCAAGATATTACATTAGATACATATGGACATATTACTGGAATAACATCTGCTACAGAAACAGTTGTAAACACAGACACCAACACAACTTACTCAGTTGGAGATGGTGGTCTTACAGAGAAAAACTTTACCACTACGCTAAAGTCGAAGCTAGATGGTATAGCTACTTCAGCTAACAACTATTCACACCCAACAAGTGCAGGAAATAAACACATACCATCAGGTGGTGCTGCTAACCAAATACTTGTGTATTCTTCTTCTGGTACGGCAGTCTGGGCAGACCCATCGGGCGGTGCATCTATTATCTTTAGCGATAATTCATGGACTAGCTCAAATGCAAGTACAATATCTGGTGGAACAAATGGGATATGGTTATATTCTAAGGCTAGCACTGGCGGGAATGGAAACAATACCAATGGCTTTGGCACTTTAACAATAAATGGTGCTGGTTCACATGGTATTAATCACGTTTCAAAGGGTAGTAATAACCAATTTTATGCTACTATGGGTTCGGGTTATCAGACTACTGGTTCTCCAACATCACTAACCCATGTAGGCGGTTGGTGGGTTGGTCAAATAGCCGCTGGTGGAAACGCAGTTTACTCTGGAAATGGTGGCGTAACATCGAGGTATCATACATTATGACATTAAAAATTATAGAAGTATTAAGCGCA